GAAAAAGGTAATCTAATGGCAGCAGCATTTATGTCTGGCAAATACACAGAAGCCAAAGACAAGAAGAAAGACGCCAAGATGCTTAAGAAGGCTGGTCTTGATAAAGAAGAGCGCAAAGAGTTTGAAAAGAAAGACAAGGCTCACGGCGCTAAGAAAAAGCCTAAGACCATGGCTGAAGACAAGAAGATTGATGCCAAAATAATTAAAGGCATTAAAAAGAAAGAAGCCAAGCACGAAGCCAAAGAAGGCAAGAAGGGCGAAAAGGCTGAAGAAAAACGAGAGAAGAAAAAAGAAAAGAAGTAAGACTTAGCCCTGTGAAAACAGGGCTTTTTCTTTATCCTTATCTTTATCAGTATCCCGCTGCGGGACTGTGTAGTTTCCCACTACTTGCGACTAAAAGGGGTTTTATGAAGCCTGCTCAGATTCATGATGCAATACATAAAGCCAGCCTGGAAACAAGTCGCATAGCATCAGCACATTTAAAGGCAGAAGCCATTAATAGTGGTTGGCCTAAGCATTTAGCGCACTCTTTACATGTCTCCTATGAAGACAACGAGTTTGGTGTTCACACCCATGAGAATCATGTAGCAGAATCTTTAGACCATGAATATGGGACTCCTAGTAGACAACCAAACCCTGCTATTCGCCGTTCTGCAAACAGAACAGCGCCATCAGAAAACTTCTTTGTAAACCGTCTTTTTAACCATTTGGAAGGATTGCTATGAGTTTTCTTTTAGATGAAGATGAAGCCCTTCGTAATCTTCTTAAGGACATGGTAGTAACTGACCAGAAATCAGTTACAGAAGAAGGACCACAGCGCAAGGTTGGAGTTTGGTTTGGACAACCTGACCAAGAACTTCGTGACCAGAAGTACCCCTACATCACGATTGACATGATTGATGTTGCAGAAGATTTTTCTCGTGCTCATCGTGGCATTGTTAAACCGCCTTACATTCAAGACCCAACTACAGGTCCTGATGCAGAAAACGATTACGACCCAGAAACTCAAGACTGGGATATTCATTTTCCAATTCCAGTAAATATTGATTATCAAATCACTACTTACTCACGTCAACCTCGACATGACCGTCAGATTTTGGCGCAGTTACTTTACACAAGAATTCCATTACGGTTTGCTGTTTTAAATGTTGGGCCAAATACCCAATATGGAACAACTCGTCGTTTGGATGTTCTGGATATTTCAAAAAGAGATATTACAGAATCAGGAAAGCGTTTATTCGTAAACGCAATTACGGTGCGTGTTTCATCTGAAATTTCGCCCGAAACATTTAACAAGATGTACAAAGCGTTACAACTATCCGTTACGGGTCCTGATGATGCTGGAAGCCAAATAATTGGCAGAGGCACGTGGACACCAATTTCGTACACAATAGAGCAACCATAAGGTACCCACTACAAAACTAGTTAGGAGAAAAAATGGCATATAGCCGCCCAGGTGTTTACATCAGTGAACGCCTACTACCAGCAACTATCCCTGCTGGAGTAACAGCAAACGCTGCTGGTGCTATTGTTGCAGCATTTGCACAAGGCCCAGAAGCAGTAACCTTAGTTACATCTTGGTATGAATTTACCAAGTATTTTGGAGGATACAATTCCTCTTACCCAGCAACATTCCAAGTAGGTTCATTCTTCCAAAACGGTGGTCGTGAACTTTATGTGAAGCGTATTCTTGCAGATGACGCAGAAGCAGCGTCTGTAGATTTACTAACTTCAGGAGATGCAGTTGTAGCAACTGTAACATCTAAGAATGCAGGAACAGACGGTAATAACCTACGTGTTGTTGTTTCTGCTGGTTCAGTATCAGGAACCTACACATTAACTCTTTACAAAGAATCTGGTGCTTCAGGAGATATCACAGATGACATTCTTCTTGAACGTTATGAGAATGTTGTATTTGATGACGATACTTCAAGTGATTATGCAGAAACTGTAATTAACTTAGTATCTCCAAACATTACAGTTAGCAACAGTGCTGGTGGTACACCAGTATCAACTACATATCCACTAACAGGTGGAGATAATGGAACTGCTGTAACATCAACTGATTACACAGATTACAAGGGAACTGGTTCTTCAGTATTTGAAGACTTTACTTCTTTTGACCGTCCAATGGTTATGTTCCTTCCAGATGTTAATGCTTTATCATCAGGAACTGTTGACGTTTTTGACGCAGCAACTTCATGGTCAGAATCAAATAATGGTTTCGTTGTAATTGACACAGATGCTGACATGACTGTTGCAAATGCAATTTCATTTGCAGGAAGTCTTGCAGATACAAGCAATGCTGCTGTCTATTATCCAAACGTTTACATTGCAGACCCATTGGGTCGTGGTGCTGGTGCTCTTCGTAAGATTGGTCCATCAGGTGCAATTGCTGGTTTATATCTTGCTACAGATGCATCACGTGGTGTATTTAAGGCTCCAGCAGGTATTGGTTCTGCAGTACAAGGAATTGTTGCTGTAGAAAAATCCTTTACATCAACTGAACTTGATTCAATGAATGCAAGCACATCTCCTGTAAATCCAATTCGTCAGATTCCTGGCGCTGGGTTATCGGTGATGGGTGCTCGCACTCTAAAGCAAGACGGCACAGCAAACAAATATGTAAATATGCGCCGTTCTCTTATCTACATCCGTAAGAACTTAAAGAATCTTACAGAGTTTGCAATCTTTGAAAACAACGATGAGCGTCTTTGGGCACAGATTCGTACAGTTATTACCACATTCTTAAATGAATACCGCAATCAAGGAGGCCTACGTGGTGTGACTGCAGCACAGGCATTCTTCATCAAGTGCGATGCTGAAAACAACACAGCAGCACAGATTGCAAATGGAGAAGTACACATCCAAGTTGGTGTGGCTCTTCAGTACCCAGCAGAGTTCATCGTCATCGACCTCAGCCAAAAGACGCTGAACTAACCCGAAGGAGAAACTTAACTAATGGCAACATTAATCAACAATCGGTCGACTTTAACAACCGACCCATTACGTAACTTTAGATTTTTAGTTACGTTTATTCCACAGGACCCAAACAACAATGCTCTACTTCCTTTGAAGTCAGCAACTCTTGGGTTTACATCTGTGACTGGAATGTCAGTAACTACTGACTCTATTCCTTACCGTGAAGGCGGTTACAACACCACTGTTCACCAGATTCCTGGTCAAACAACCTTCACACCTATTATGCTACAACGTGGCGTTATTCTAGGAACCAACCAAAACTGGCAATGGATGCGTCAGTTGTTTGCAACAGTTGGTGCTGGAGGAACAAACCGCAAGACTGACCAGAACTTCCGTTGTGATTTGGAAATTGCTGTTCTATCTCATCCAATTCCAGGTGAGTTGGTAGAGACTAGTGGAACAGCCGCACAACCAGCAGGAACTACAGACCACGTAGCAATGCGTTTCCACGTATACAATGCATGGCCTACATCTGTTGCTTACTCAGACCTAAATGCTGGTGACAATGCTTTACTTGTAGAGCAAATGTCACTTGTTCATGAAGGCTTTGATGTTAAGTGGGCAACAAACTTGACCGCAGACGCAGGCTCATTCTAATAAAGGAATAAAATGACAAAAACAATTAGTGCAGCGGCTAATCCCGCATTGGCAAACAATCTCGTTCAACAAGCATTGGCTGAAAAGCCAGTACAAAAAGAAGAAGTAAATATTATTCCTCCTTCGGACACAGCAGTGACACTCCCTGGCGGCTATATCACAGACGCTGGGGAGGTTGTCACTTACGCAGAAGTTCGTGAATTAAACGGCACTGACGAAGAGGCTATCTCTAAAGCAACCAGTATTGGTAAGGCTGTTCTTACTATTCTTAATAGAGGCACAGTAAAAATTGGCGATAAAAAAGCCACAGAATCATTACTAGATGAATTGCTATCTGGAGATAGAGATATGTTACTTCTATCAATTTTCAAAGTTACCTTTGGAAAAACAGCAAACTTAAATGCAGTATGTCCAGGTTGCAATGACCTAAAAACAGTTCAAGTAGATATTGATGAAGACATCAAGATTAAGGTTTTGGCAGACCCTGTTAATGACAGAGTCTTTACGGTAAAGGGAAAGAAAAATATTTTTACTGTTCAACTTCCTACAGGACGTGCTCAAAAAGATATGATTTTAAATTCAGATAAAACTGCTGCTGAGTTAAATACTCTTATGTTAGAAAACTCAGTTTTAAGAATTGATGAAACTCCTGTACTTAGTAAGTTACAAGTACAAACCTTAAGCATTGTAGATAGAAGGGCTATAACTGAAGCAATCAACAAACGTCTTGTTGGTCCTCAGTTTGAAGACGTAAAAGTTACTTGCCCAGATTGTGAAAGCGAGGTAACTGTTCCCGTTAATTTCGGGACTTTATTTCAATTTTAGTATGACTCCATACAATACTTTGTTAGCAGAGTGGTCAATGCTTACTAACGAATACGTAGGTTGGACTTTAACTGAAATAAAACAGTTATCTTACAGAGAAAGAAAGAACTGGTTAGAGATAGCCAGATACACCAGTAGAAAGGATTAAGTATGGCAAATAAAATGATTGCTAATATAAAATCATTAACTACTGGTGTTGGCGACCTTACTAAAAAAGTTAATGACTTATATGCAGCGTTAAATAAAGTCAACATAGTTGCCGAAACTTCTTTCAAAAAAGCATCTTCAATAGTCAACACTACTGGCGGTTCTATGGGTCTTACCCAAGCAGCAACTCGTCCAGGAACTGGAGCAGATGGCGCAAAATTTCCTGTTCGTTATGGTGAAGGTTATGGCGCTGGTTACGGTGCTGGTTATCCTTCTAACTATATGCAGGGTAGTCTTGCAGCATTTGCTTTAGGTGGAAGTAATCCAGCACTTGGTGCAACTGTAATGGGTTCTCCAGGTGCTGCTTTAAGATACGGAGCAGTACAAGCAACCTTTGGTATTGCTAGTGGCGCAATGCAAATGATGCCTAATCTTAACGATACTTTAGTTCGTACTTATGGGTATTACCAAGCAGGACTTCGTTCTCCAGGAATTAATCGCAATCAATTAGAGCGTGCCACATTTAGCGGTATGAGAGGTGGACTTTCATCCGCAGGTTCTGACGCACAAACAGCGGCAATACTTGCTGGAATGGGTTACACACCAGGAAGCGCAAATTACCTACAGGCTGTTGGTCAAGTTGGTGGCGCTTACAAATATTTAGGCATGAACAATGCCGCTGCTACACAGGCAATAGCAGGATTCCAAAGTGGTCCTACTGCTGCAAATCTTTTTCAATACGGTATTACAACGTTTGATGCAGCAACTGGAAAAGAAAAAACTACTGGTCAACTTGCCCGTGAGTTAATGACCTACATGACTGGTGGAGCAAAAGTTTCTGCTGAAGATGTTCGTAGGTCATATCAAAAGGGTGCATTAGGTGCAAACCTTCGTACTATGGGATTTAGTTCTGACCAACAATCTCTTTTGTATCAAGCAATGATTGACCTTGCATCTGGAAGAAATCCAGATTTGCAAAACGCTTCTCCAGTAAAAGGAAATGAAAATACTTTCTTAACTGCACAAGGTCGAATGAATGCATCAACCACAGATGTGATGATGAGTGCTGAACAATCTATGATTAAGGGATTTGAAAATGCTGCAGATACTGTTGAGTTTTTTAATAGACAATTAAAAAATGCAGCAGGTACTCTCGGATACATCAGCGGTTATGGAGGAGGAGTAACTGGAACTCCTGCAGGAAAAGGCGCTGGAAAAATATTAAAAAATATTGGTGGAATTTTATTAATGGCTGGTGGTGCAGCCGTTACTGGCATGAGTTTTGGTTCAGCAACACCTGTAGGTCTTGGAATGATGGCTACTGGTGCGTCGTTACTTGGAGGAGGAGGCACAGGATTTGGTGCTTCATTTGGTGTAAATAGCAGGTCTGGTAGAGGTGGAAGTTCTCCATCATCTGGTGCTGGGGTAACAGCAGGTTACGGTGCTACTGATACAACAGGTTCATCTCCTTGGGCATCAACAAATGGAACTCACACAGGTATTGATTATGCAATGCCAGTTGGAACCCCTGTAAACATTAACGCTGATTATGGCACATCAATCATGGTTGATAACATAAATGGAACTCAAGCCATCTATGGTCATTTAAGCGAAAAAAGAGTTAAGGTTGGAGACCAGATAAGTCAAGGACAAGTTATTGGAAAGTCTGGACAATCAGGAAATGCTGACGGTCCTCACCTGCACTTTGAAGTTAGAGACGCTAAAAATCACCCAGTAAATCCTGAACAATATATGTCAGGAGAAGGATACGCTGGAAAGTTATTTGGAAACTATTCAACAATTTTGCCTACATACCAAGACTTAGCAAAAACAAAAACCAGTGCTAGTTCTTCTGGCGCATTAACAATTGGAAGTTATAGCGGAAGTAAGGATGCATTAAGTAACACTGACTTACGTGCAGTTTTAAGTAAAGCAGGATTTAAGGGTTCTTCTTTAGAAACTGCTATGGCTGTAGTTCGTGCAGAGTCTGGTGGAATTCCTGGTCGTCATAGTGACCCTTCTTTAAAGTTAGATGATTCATATGGGTTATTCCAAATCAATATGCTTGGGGATTTAGGAACTCGTCGTAATGCTAACTACCTAAAAGAATACGGTAAGTACGGTTACACAGGACCAGAGAGCCTTTACAACCCAGAAATTAATGCTCGTATTGCTTATGACATTTCTAAGGGTGGAAAAAAATGGTCTGATGCTTGGGTAAACACATCCAAAAAACTTAACATAGGTGGAGGAAGCACTGGTTATGGAGCAGCAATTTCTGCACCACAAACTGTTACACCATTTACAAATAAAACTGTTAATGTAACCTTAAAGATTGAAAGAGCAAGTGAGCAAGAAGCAGTACGTCTTGCTAAACGAGTTAAGTATTATTTAGAACATGACAATGAAATTACAACGATGGGACGTGCATAATGGCTGATGTAACATCTACACAAGCAGCAGTAGCAAAAGCACGCAGTAGTGCAAAAACAGCAGAACAAACCCAACAGAATGCTCGTAAAAGAAAACAAACAGAGGCTGCTAATGCTGCAAAAGTAAAGGACTTAAAAAAACAAAACGACAAACTACATGAGGAAAATGCAAGTTCTTTAAAAAGAATAAAGCAATTAGAACCACAGTACATACAAGCAGGTAAAACTTATGTTAACTATGTCAACAGTCATCCTACTCCAACACCAGAAGAGATACTGTACATTGCACAATTAGACCAACAGGTAAAAGTTTTAGAAGGACAAATAAAAGTCTTTAAAGACCAAATAGATAAAAACACTAAGACTATAAAACAGAACGCTGAAGACATAGTAAAACTATCTCCTAACTCTCAATATAGTGTTAGCAGAACTTTTATTAACACTAAAGGTGCAGGCTCTACAAGCACTACAGTTACTACTACGGATGCTAATGCTCCTAAAGGACAAAAGAAATCTTTCTCAGAAGATTATAAGTACAACGCCCCTATGGTAAGTACTTCTTATTTTGGAACACCAAGTTTTGTTGACATAGTTCTTGACGGTCAATACGTAGACCAAGGAAAGTATTCTGATGCTCGTCAAGCATGGAAGGGTACTACTGGCGGTCGTGGCACAATGCAAATGGATAAAAAGTTTTTAAGTTCTTTTACCGCTAAAGATTTAGAAAGTAAAAGTTTTGACTTACAAAAATATGGGTTTAAGTTTTTATATAATCCTCAAACTATAAGTATGGCTTGGGGTCTTATCCAAGAAATGGACCCATATTTTGAAGCAACTGGCATGGATAAATTTCAAGTTGTTTCTACAGCGCTACTTTCTAGCACAGTTAGTTTTGAAATTCTTTTAAATAGAATAGAAGATTTTAATTTTATTGATTCAACAGGTTTGCGTTCAGGTCTTACAGAAGGAAGTTCTAACAGAAGTCTAGCAAAAAATCCTTACCCAGAAAATGTTTCTAATGAAGACTTAAAAGAAATTTATAATAAAGGAACTATGTACGACCTAGAGTATTTGTTTAAAGTTATTAATGGACCTAATGCATCTTTTAAATCTGACTTAAACGGTAACACTGCAGACAGAGGTTGGATGAAACCTGTTATTGTTGAATTGCATTTAGGAAATGCTATGCGATATAGAGTTCGTATATCTGAATTTTCAGTAAACCATATTATTTTTAATAATAGAATGGTTCCAATTCTTTCCACTGTAAAGTTTACTTGTTCAAGATTTGCAGATGGATTACCAGACAAAGCACCACTACCTTCTTCTAGTTCAAATAGTGGTCCATCTAGCACTACAACTGCTAGTGGTTCAAGAATTTACACTGGACCAAGAGGACGAAGATAACATGATTTTTCTTGATAGTAGATATGTAGATGGCACTGTTTTTAAAGCGTTTGATTCTAGGAATCAATCATATCAATTAACTGTTTTTAGAAACTTTCCAGTTTATAAAACTAGTTACTTTATATATGAATGGGTTGAAACCGACAGAATTGATGACCTTGCTCTGCAATTTTTAGGTAAGTCTGATTTTTGGTGGCAAATTATGGATATAAATCCAGAGATACTAGACCCGTTTGATATTGCTCCAGGAACCAAAGTAAGGATTCCACGTGGCTAATGAGTTAGTAAAAGATAGGTTTTCTTCTAGTTATGTTGTAACTTATCCTGACTTCCCATCTTTTGATGTTAATCCCCAAAACATTCAAATCTTTCAAGAGATGGGTACTCACGATATAGTTGAGTTGACTTATCCTAGATTCGGTTCTTTTTATATACGTGCTTTAAAAACTGGTACACCAATTCAAATAAGATTTAATACTGAAAATTATTCAGGGCAATGGTTGGGTTATGTTTCTGATGTAAAGAAAAACACTAACCCAAGTTTGGCTCAACCAGTTGTAGTTAGATGTGTTTCTACTTCTATGGCTTTAAAAGAAGGTGGTTCCAAAATTTGGACCAACAAAACTGCTACAGATATAGTTACGGAACTTTCTAAAAAACATAAATTAAAACCAATAGTTACTCCTCATAAAACTATTTTTACACAACAATCTTTATCAGGACATACTGCATGGGAAAAAGTACAAGAGTTAGCAACTCGCATTGGTTACTCAGCCCATGTGATAGATACGGAATTACACTTTCATCCATTAGATGTAATGCTTGATAAGTTTATGACAGTTATGCCTATTCTTTCTTACATTGATGACTCTATGCCACCATACTCAAAAGTAAAAGACCAAACTTTAGATGTGTTTAGGGCTACTTTGGGAGACTATTCTGAAGTTCAAGAAAGTAGAAAAAAAGTAAAAAAAGTTTATGGAATAGACCCTTTAAGTGGGCAGTTTTACTCTGCGTCTTCTTCCGCCAATACAGTGGGTAAAAACTTAAAAGAAAAAGTACAAGAGCCATTGTTTGAAGAAGTTCTTAGTGGGGCAATGAGTGGCAGTAAAGAAATGGCTCAAGTAATTGCTGACGCACATGCACAATTCTCTAGGTTTGTTCACTCAGCCAATGGCTCAGGACAAGGAGACCCAAGAATTGCTCCCTATAGAACTGCTGAAGTAAAAGGAGTGGGAGAAGATATTGATGGTTTTTGGGTTATTAAAAAAGCCACACACTTCTTAACTTTTGATGGTAGATATCAGGTTGACTTTGAGTGTATGAATGATGGGCGAGGTGCTAACAAGTCAAGCGTTACCAGACCTTCTGCTGCTGGTACAGTTCCTGTTAGAAACTTGGCACAAGAACTTGCTACAGGTGCTCCAAGCACCCCAACATATTCTAAAATTAGTGCCCCAACAACATTGGTTAATCAAACAAACTCAGGGTTTAAAGTAACTCCTAGAAGATGGGTAGGTATCTAATGAACGAAAAAACAATCGCTCTTCCATTTTCTATAGACCCGTATGGAAGAGTTGCATTTACAAGTGACCAATCAAAAATTTGGGCAGACAGAGTTCGTTCTGTAGTAGGTACTACAATTAAAGAAAGAATTATGCGCCCAACTTTTGGGGGCACTATTGCTTACAAAGTTTTTGAATCTCAAGAATTAGCAGAACAAGAGATAAAAACTAACGTAGAAGAAGTATTTGATTCGCAGTTACAAGTGTTAACTCTTAACGATGTTACTACTTCGTTTGATGAGTACACAGGAACTATTAGCGCTGATATAACCTACAGCCTTCCAAATGACATTGTTCTAACTACAACTATAGGATTAGTAACTATTGTAGGAAATAATCCACCTATCGAGGAGATACTGTGACTACACCAGCATCAAACATACCAATATCAGTAGACTATACAAGTAAAGATTACTATGCTCTTAGAGAAGAGTTAATTGCTCGTATACAAGATAGAATCCCTGAATGGACTGCTTCTGACCCAGCAGATTTTGGCGTTGCCTTAGTAGAAGCATTTGCTTATATTGGAGACCTTCTTAATTACTACATTGACAGAAATGCAAATGAAGCATTTATCACTACTGCTACTCAACGACAAAGTGTTTTAAACATTGCTCAAACATATGGGTATACTCCTGCGAGTTATCGTCAAGCATTAGTTGATTTAGAGTTTTCAAATACTTCTGATTCAGTTATAACTGTACCTGTTGGAACGGTTGTCTCTGGAGATGTTGTTATTGGGGATACTGTTCAAACAGTTTATTTTACTACTGATGCTGAGATAGACGTTCCTGCTCAAGTAGATGAAACTCCAGGAGTAGAGTCTGTAACTGGTTATCATGGACGGTCAGTTGAGTTAATAGCAGACAATGTAACTACATATGGTGAGTTAATTGGTACATCATCTGGTCTTCCTAATATGTTTTTTGATTTGGGAGAAACACCAGTTGTTGATGGTTCTATTGAACTTTACATACAAGATGGAGATGTTTTTTCTAAGTGGACACAAGTTCAACATCTATTGGATTATGGACCAAATGATTTAGTATTTACAACATACTTAAACGAAGACGATACTGTAACAGTTACTTTTGGAGATGGAATTTCTGGCGTAATTCCTACACTTTATTCTGAAATAAGAGCAAAGTACACCGTAGGTGGAGGAAGTATTGGAAACATTTCTACTGATGTAATTAACACAATCAGTTATGTCCCAGGACTAAGTGAAGCACAAACAACAGCCTTACAAGCAGACTTAACTGTAAACAATACGTCTGTAGGTATTGGTGGTTCTGACCCTGAAACTACAGAAGAAATTAGAGCAATTGCACCACTAACACTTCGTGCTAATAATCGTGCTGTAACTTTGCAAGATTATGCTGACCTTTCTCTTGCTGTATCAGGTGTAGGTAAAGCAAACGCTACTTCTTCTATTTGGACATCTGTAACTATTTACATTGCACCTAATCGTTCAACAACTGATACAGACCAGGCACCTGGGTTAGATGAACTTGGAGCACCTACTGCCGAATATGACCGATTAAAAACAAACGTAGAAACTTATTTAGAAGATAAAGTTTTAATTGGAACATCTATTACTGTTCAACCTCCTACATATATTGATTTAGGTATTTCTGTTACATATACAAAGTTAGCGCAGTACACAACTGATGAAATAGAAAGAGCAATAAAAGCAAAGATTTTATCTGAGTTCGGTTATTCTGGAATGAACTTTGGGGACACCATTTATCCACAAGACATTGAGTTTGTTTTGGCTCAAGTTCCTGGGGTAAAAGTAGCGCAAGTAACTCTTCTTCAAAAGGCGAACCTTAGCGTAACATCTGCTTCAGGAACTGGAACAGTTGTAACTTATACTCTTGACGATAATCCTTCTTTTGCAGTTGGAAGTAAAATTAACGTGACTGGTCTTACTCCTAGTGGTTACAATGTAACTAACGCTACAGTAACTGCAGTCAGTGGAAACACTGTTTCTGTTTCTGGAACTACTACAGGAAGTTCATCTGGAACTGGAACAGTTACTGGTCTTTGCATTATGTCTGGAACTCCTGGAGAAATCTTTAGGTTCACAGAAGCGAACATGACTGTAAGTGGAAGTTAATAAATGGCCCAAGGCAAAGTTCGTCAACTTCACGGACTGTACAGAGCAGTAGTTAAAGACAATAAAGACCCAAAAAATTTACGTCGTTTAAAACTGCAAGTACAAACACACGGTGGAGAAGTAACTGAATGGGCTTGGCCTGTAATATCTACTAAACGTCCTCCTGCAATTGGCACTGGTGTTTACGCTGCTTATCTTGGTTCTGACCCAGAATACCCAGTATGGCTTGGAGAGTTTGGTAAACCAGATATTTTGCAAGGAGTGTTTAGTTATGGTTCTTGGTATAGCACTGTAGACCAAACTGCTTCTGCTATAAACACTGCTTACATAATGACTGTAAACAATAAAGATTATCAAGAAGGAATCTCTGTAAAAGACAGTTCTAAATTTACAGTAGATTATGATGCAACTTATAACCTACAGTTTTCTGCACAACTTCAGCACAGGACTGGTGGAGGTGGAGGTCCTGGAGATAACATTTGGATTTGGTTAAAAAAGAATGGAAACAACGTTGCTAATTCTGCAACCAAACTTTATATACCTACTGGAAAGTATCAAGTGGCTGCTTGGAATTTCATCGTAAAACTAAAGAAAAATGACTATGTTCAATTGGCTTGGTCTACGGATACGACAGATATGGCAATTGAAGCAAATGGGGCTTCTGGCCCTACGCCTGCTGTACCCTCTTTAATCGTAACAATGAACCAAATAGCCTAAGAGTTCACCAACCAAAAAGTGGGCAAAGACGAGAAAATAACCGTATAGGTTTGAAAGGATAACCAGTGACAGCATCGTACCCAGCATCGGTTAAATCATTTACCACAAAGGTAGATTTTTCTGACTCAGTTCTTGCTGCCCATGTTAATGATTTGCAAGATGAGGTTAACTCTCTTGAATCAACCCTTGGTACCAGTATTAAAACTGGGTCAGGTTGGGTAGGTTCTTTTGACCAAATTACAACTAACTGGAACACAGTAAAAGACCGCCTTGCTAATATTGAATATGGACTTGGAGATGCGTATGGACGCATACTTCCTGCAGGTGGAACTACTGGACAAGTTCTTAGAAAAACTTCTGAAGATGACTATGCCGTTGAATGGGCTGAACCTGTAACAGGTCTTCCATCTCAAACTGGAAATGATGGTTACTACTTAACTACAGATGGTTCAACTGCATCTTGGTCACCTGTAACTTCTGGAGAAACAATCAGTTCATTTTTACTCGCTGGTTGCTAGGATAAGCCGTGGCTAAATACGGTAATTTTTTATACGGCACTGCTAAATACGGTGAAGCAGCACTGCTCAACTATTCAGTTGAGCCAATGGATGTTGTAGTTCTTGATTTTAGTAGAACTTATATCTCATGGATAAGCCCAACAGGTGATTTTTCAAAAATTAGATTAGTAAGAAATCAAATTGGGTTTCCTGAAACTGCTGAAGACGGTGTAATTATTTGGGAAGAAACAGCAACTGAAGGAAACACAACTAGGAATTCTTTTATTGATGGTGAAGACAACCCAACATCTACTCCAATAGTAACGGGAAGACCTATTTATTACAGCATGTTTTTATTTACTGATACTAAAATATGGGTTAAAGCAGGAAAGATATCAGACACAGTTCCAACTAACCATAGTACGCAAGAAAAATTTATGGATATTTTGCCACGTGTTTACACTAGCAAAATTCAAAGTCAACTTGGAGTTGTGGATGAAACAAGTGCTTTGTATAACTTTGTAGAAGGAGTTTCTTTTACTGTAGAACAATTAAAAACTAGTTTAGATTTATTACGACCTAAACATACTGCAGACATTTCCTCTCATTTGTTATTGCCTATAGAGTTTTTCAGTGTTGGGTTAATACCTGAACCAAACATAGCAACAAAGAACCAAAAAATTCTTACTCGTGAAGCATTGTATTTATACGCCCATAAAGGATTAAAAAATGGGTTAGAAACTTACGTAGAATCATTAACAGGTTATGCTCCAATAATTACTGTGTCTCCTAATCTTTTGCTTTCTGTTCAAGACAGTACTTTTTATAACTCTACAGGAAACTGGGTAACAACTAATTGCACACTAACTGCAAGTGATGAACAAGTTCCATCAACTACTGATTACGTAATTGACACAGTTTATACAGGGAAAATAATTGCATCAGGTGCAGGTGATATTTCATTAGGTGCTGATGACCCTATAAGAAAAGGTGTTCCAGTAAAAGCAGAGACTGATTACACCGTAAGTTTTAAAGTAAAATCTCCAACAAGTGCTGGAAATGCTCAGTTGTACATAAGTTGGTATGACATGTATGGAGTTCAAATAGGTTCTGACACTAGTACTACATCAGTTTCTGCAAACAATACTTGGAAAACACGTTGGGAAACAGTGACTTCACCAGCAGATGCTTCCTATGCATCTTTAAAAATAACTGTAAGTGCGTCTGGAACATACTACGTAGACCAAGTTTATGCAGAAGAAGGAGAAAATTTAGATGACACTTCTTATCAAGAGGCTCGTGCTGTAGATATTTTTCTTGAAGCCAACAAAACAAACTTTATAAAAAACCCTTCTTTTGAAACAAACGTTACAGATAGTTGGACATTAGATGGAAGTGCTACTGCATCTCAAGATTCAGATATACCAGATGACGTTTACTCAGGAACAAACAGTGTAAAAATAATTGCAACTGATGCTTGGACATATACTTCAAACACAGTTCCAATTGAATCAGGGGTGTACTACACAGCATCTGGCTACGTAAAAGGAGATGCTGATTTAACAGTGACTTTTATTGGAAGAGATTCTTTAGGAAATATAATAGAAGACACAGATATTTATTCCCTTGGAACTTTGACTGATTGGTCTAGATTCCAAGCAGTAGACCTAACAGATGCTAACGAACCTGACATTGTTACCTATGAAATAGTGTTCTCTGGAGATGCAGGAACTTTCTACCTTGACAGCATTCAGTTTGAAAAAGGCGTGGCTGCTACAGATTATTTTGACGGAACACTGCCTTCAGAGTTTGGAGCAGTTTGGGAAGGAACTGCCCATAACTCTAACACTAGACTTTATGTAGGTAAACCATTTAAAGTACCTAGGTTAGCAAACACCTTGGCAGAATGGATGCCTCCTAATGCTTTCTGGCGACTACTGTCTTACGATGGAGTGGAGTATACGAACTTAACGGTGTAGGCTCCGCCCTATGACCGATTTAATTTTAACAATAGTTTTAGTTGGAACAGCGGTTGCCTACACTCTAGGAATATTAGATGTAATTTCCTTTGGAGTTATAGATGCCAGCACTATAAACACTTGGTTTTCTTTGCCATTAAATGTTCTAGGGCTTTGGTTAATTCAACCGCAACTATCTTCTCAAACATTTGTAACTGCACCAGCGGCTACATTTATCTCATTGGCTTTGCTAAAGTTAATGAACAAACAAACAAAAGTACAATACCAACGACTACCAAGACTATAAGAGGGACACATGAACCTAGGAGTATTTTCCTTTAAAGACAAAGATGTTTCAAAAGGATTAAAAGAATTATTTGACCTAATGGAAATGGAAGAAGAAATAACGGTTTTTATGCCGTTATTAAAGCCATTGCCAAAATTTTTTGAAAGCGTAATTAAGTGCGTAAAAGAATCGCACAACGTAAAGTTAAAATGTTTCTTTGTATCTGCTGAAGGGTATGACCAGTATCTAAAGTACGCAGATGATTTAGTGGTCGCAGAGAACCCAGTAAAAGAAATCTTAAGAAATTTAACTCCAGAAGATGAGATAGCAGTAGTTTGGGATGACAGTCCACAAAGTCATTTTGTTTTGCATTCTGTAGAAGACTTAGCAATTGAAGCATGGGATATATCAGACGAATTAAAAAGTCTTGACTCAGAGATGGCTGCCACAGAACTAGATTCAGAAGAACTCCACGATGAACTACTAGCCACTATGGGTAAGTTTGTTGACCTAATGTGTGCCTTTGTAGCCAATGCTGTGATGGAGTCGCTGGGTCAGGCAGTAGCAGAACACATCATGATGTCAGAGGAAGATTTAGACAAAAGGGACTTTAACCCCTTCGATGACATGCAGTAGGCTACGCCTGTGAGAGTGCCATCAGAGGCTTTTTCTGCCGACCTTACCGATTACCAGTTCCGACTGCTCATCACCATATACCGTTTAGCGGGCTTTAAACGGTCTTTTAAGACCCGAATAGATGAGTTGGCAATACTGACTGGCAATGTGAATGAGAAAACCGTGAGAAGGGCCCTTAAAGCCCTAGAAGAGAAGCGGTTGATTTGGCGTACCCCAACCAAGATGAGGGGCGGACTCAGGGGTCCAGACGTTATCCACATTGGGGACTCAAATGTCCAGACGGTAGAGGACTCTAATGTCCACGCCACACATGATAAGGTGACTAATAGTTACCTTAACCATCCTGCTAATAGACCATTAGTACCTAATAGCCATATTAACCAAGATAGTAATAAATATTTTGAAACCAAAGGTTTCATAAAGGAAATTAAAATACCTATGAAAAAATATGACGATGGTGATGACCTTGCTGGATTCGGCCTTGTAGAGCCCAAGGATGCGCCCCAACCAAGGGTAAAGAAAAATGACCCCAAGACTCGTGGAAAGAGACCTGAACATGAATGGACGCCTATGGACGTTGCTGCTGAGTTTAGTTACCAAGTCGGGCGCAAATATCCTCTTCTACCAGGGACGGTATCCGTCAAACAACTCTCAGGAGCGCTTGCCAAGTTCCGAAAGCAGTACGGAACCTCAGCCTTAATCGAACTAGAACTTCTTCGTTTGTTCATGGCAGATGAAGATAACTTCAAAGGAATCGGTGATGAAGCGCCGTTTCTTTACAAGCGGTTCTTAAATTCTTTTGGAACCAAAATGAACCAAGCCCGTGAGAATTTGGGTCTTGGCAAAATTAATGCAAAAATATCAACCAAGCCAGTATCTGGTAC